TTATAATCATCAGAACCACAATAATAATGTTGAACGGTAGTTTTTTCAATAATATCAGACTTCATTTCTATAAGTTTCATAAGAGCTTTTACTGATAATCCGAATCCTCCATAACATTTATTAACTACTACTTTCATTTAAACTCCTCCGGATTAGCTTTTTTATATTCTTCTTCTGTCATCCATCCAGCTTTCTTGAATTTCTCAAGTTCACTTTCTGTAATTCCATCAATTGTACATCCTACTGAATTATATATTTTCATTTGTTTTGCCTCATTTTAATTTTAGTTTTAATGTGCCACTTTATTTGTTTACTTGCTTTTTTAAGACTTGTACCTGGAATAAAGATTAACATCCCTCCAGCTACTATCATCTGAATACTTCCACATGGAACTGGTAAAGTTGCTACTCCTACCAATACTAATCCAACACCTGCTACTATTGCAAGTTGACGTTTGGTCTTATAAACACTTTTCATAATACCAATGTATTGTTGTTCGTCTTTTGTTTTTTCTTTTATTTTTATCATTTTATTTTTTAAAACCTCTTGTTCTCATTAAAGTTATTCCTCTATAAAATTTTGCTTTTATACCTTGTTCATACATATCAAAAGCTAACTCTCTATCGTTTGTTGAACGTTGAGATTTTATTATTTTATCATCAACTTTAAACCATTGAATTATTTTGTATTTATTTATTTGTTTTGTTTTCATTTTATTTTATCCTTTCTATATAATATTATTATATTCAGAGTATATAAACATTGTTATAGTTTATCATATAGGTTATTTACATTATACAATCCTTATTTAACTGTAAATATCTAAAGTTTCCTTCCTTAATCTCTTCAACAACTTTTTGTGCCAATGCTTTCTTTTTAAAATTAGCGAAGACACTTGTTGATGTTATACCCATGTGTTTTTTCATTTCCTCATATATAAATGTCGAAGTCCTTTTTCCATCCTTTAACATATATCGTAATGATATCATTAACTTTTGATTATTATCTTTTTTAAGTAGTAAGTATTTAATACAATTTAATGACTGAATATAAAAATTAAACATCTCCTCAACTGTATCTTTTGTTAGCACTTTTTTATGATTCCAAACAGCATTTAACATACATAACTTATTTATATTAACTATACCTCTACGTAATACTGCATCTAAAATATGTTTATCATGTTTTGGTAGCATACTATATGATTTTTTAAATTTATCTTTTAATATTGTTAAATGATTTCCTATTTCATTATTTTTATATTTTATTTCGTTTTTATTTTCTTCGTACCACATCTTTGTCTCCTTTAATTTTTCAACTAAATGAAATATATAAATATCCTTATTATATTTATCAATATCATCAGGATTAAACATTTTTTTTATTTGATGATTCTCAATAATTTCACTCATCTCCTCAGATATTTTTGCATCAAAAAATATAACTCTTTGAAATAATCCATTATCTAATATTTTACCAATGACATCATCAAGAGGATAAGATGCTAATAATATTGAAGTATTAGTTTCTGCTTTAATTATAAATCCTCCAACTCCTTTTTCAACTCTTCTTTTTTTATCCATAGCTTGTCGTAATATACTTTGCACTCTCATATTTGCCGCTCCTGGTTTAAATATACTTTCCGCTTCTGGAAAAGCCAACCACTGACAAGTTGACAATACTCCTTTTTCAATAGGAGTTTGATATGAAACTTCATTACCTCTAATTATTTTAGTTTCATCCTCAGCCAATCCATTTTTACTATTAAATTCTTTTAAAGTTTCATTGATTCCACCTACAAGAGTTTTATCAGTTGCCTCACTTAATGTTAATGTACTTAACCCAAAATCTTCAATAACTTTTTGTGTTAAATTAATTCCCTCATCCTTTCCAGTTGAAGTGAATGATGAAAATATACCATGTATTCTATAATCCTTTTCTTTCTCTTGAAGTACTGCTGATAACATTGAATAAAAACATAAATCTTTCCAAAAAGGTTGTGATACAATTTCATGATTCCAAATCATATCCCACATATCTTTCGTAGTCATTAATTTCTTAATATCATCCTCCCCACCAACAAGCTTATGTAATATTGGATGGTCATATTCTTCAGCCCACTTAACCATTTCATATATATTATAGTCCGTAAATTCCCCTACTATTGCCTTTTGAACCCACCCCATAAATTCACTAATAGATTTTCCAGGACATTTTAATATTATCTTTTCTGCATAATCTTTTATCTCTTGCTCATTCAAACCATGCCGAACTAATCCAACGGCAAGATTCTTGAATAGAACACTATTTCTGTTTCCATTCATCAATGGTTCCTCTCTTTCTAATACCCATTTTAAGTAGGGATTACTAAGAAAGTCTGTGAAGTCTTCGTCTTGTTCTAATTTATTCTCCTCATACATCTTTGAAAGTTTCTTAACATAATCTATTACTGCATTAGGAAGTAAATTAATTTTACCATTCTTTTTTATAATTAATCTCTTTTCATTTCCGGTCTTAAAATGTTTTGCATGTTCTAAAGCCAACCATGTTCTTTCACTAGATTTGGTTTCATCAGTTCCAAATTCTTTTATAATGTATGACCTAAACATATTTCGTTCCTTAATATCATATTGTGCTAGGTCTTCAAATATAAGAGAAATATGATAACCTCTACTGCCGGTTGACCAAACGGAATAACTCCAATTCTTATCATCGAGCTTGGTTCTTATTTTAACAAGTTCAGCTGGTTCTTCAATATCTAAAACTATTTCATCAGAGAAAATCTTACGGAGATTAACTTCATTTATTTCTTTCATACTTAATTGGGATAACATCTTTTCTGCCTTCCAAATGTTATGATTAGGTTGGTCTATGAAGTGTACTTTTATATCTTTATATTTTTCTTGAATGTGTTGAAGGAATAATTGCTTATCAGCCATTTGTCACCTTCTCAAGCTCAAGTAATAAATCTCTAATTTTTATACCTTTTTCTGTAAGTTTGACTGGTTTGCTTCTTTTATTATCCTTTCTTTGTTCTGTATCAATCTCAAATATATTTTCATCTACAAGTCTCTTAATACATCCATGAGTCCAGGCAAATGTACCATTAATACTTCTTGCTAGAGTATTGGTAGTGTTGACATGAGGTCCGGTTGCTACTATTAACTTCTGGTCAGTTGTTACAATTATTTGCATTGCTCTGGTTCCTCATAACCTCTTTCATACTCTAATAATTCTCCCATTTCTTGTCTGATATCTCTGTATTCAATCATTAAGTGGGTTGGTCCATCATTGACTCCCATATGTGCGGTGTATGATAAATAGAATTTTAATTGTTCCCCTTCTACATCTATATTTATCTCTTGTGGGAATAATTGTGCACTTTCTTCATTTAATAAAATTGATATTATGTCTGTCATTTAAACTCCTTATATTTAACTATAATCTTTCGACCTTCTTTTGTCTTGCTAGCTATGAGGATTTTGCTGAAGATATGATTATCCAGAAGCCATTGACACTTTTCTTTTTCTTCTGGTTTGAGGTAGCCGTTCACTTTACATTCTACTCCTATTACTTCGTATAAATGATTAACTTTATAAGTTGGTGTTGTTGGTGTATTTATTAAAACGTCTGGTACTAATTTAAATGCTATAAAGTCAGGGAATCCAGCACCCATCATCATTGGTCTATTTGGACCTGCCCATTTATTTTTAGCTTGGATTAGTCTTCCGTGGTCTTTTGCAAAATCAACACCAATAAGTTTATCTTTGGATGGAACTAATATACTTCCACCAAACTCAACATTATTCCCCCACTTATCCACAATCCAACCTTTAGAATTCAAGTCTGCACGAACTCTTCTTTCAAAGTCTGCTCCAGACTTTCTATTTTTCTTTCCTTGCAGTTTATAATCAGTCTTTGTTTCTACCATTCTTTTTTGCCTCTGAACTAAATATATTTTGAGAACAATATATTAAATTGTTTATCTTATATAAATATATTGTTTGTTTTAAATATATTATATTATTTATGTATATTTGGTTGATTGTCAGCAGACTGATTATCCACATCCGCAGTCTTATCACTTTTTTTATTATCTTCCTCTGCTTTGCTTCGGGTTTCCAGATGAATATTTTCGGTTGTAAGTGTAACCTCATCATCCTTTTTTATCTGCTGACTATTAGTTATTAATTCTTTTGTGAATCTATCCCATTGTGATTTACAAAATGGACATTCCCAAATAGATATTCCGTCATACCTTTCTCTAATTTCAATTCCTATAAGTTTTGACCATTTAAATGGCTCTGAATAGTGTTTTCTTATATCTTTATGAATATCCCCACCATCCCAACTTTCGTTACATACCGGACAATTTCCGTATTTGTCTAGTGAGTTCATATTAATTTCTCCCCTGCTAGTTCGTCGATGTCTTTGCGTATTAATTTTCCTGCTCTTAAACCATTGTTAATTCCTTTTTTCAACTCCTTAATAAATTCTTTAACGTCTTTAACGTAGATAAGTCTATCATCTTTATTTGGATTGTGACTTATTATTTTATCACTTAATGTTTTCATTCTTCCATCTCCAGTAATTCTTTATAAGCGTCTTGTAGTGAAATTGAGTGAGCTATAAGGTCTCTCATTATATTAATTACACGTCTTATTTCTTTAGTCTTCATCATCTAATTCCTCCCCTATTCTATAACGCGTATCCCATTCTTTTTTAGAAACTTCTTTATTAAATATCCAATATCTAGATTTATCTTTCTTGTTTAGCTTTAGATTGATACACATAAATCCATTAACAAGATTTTCACAGGAGTCACAGGAGTCACAGGAGTTACAGGAGTCACAGAAGTAACAGGAGTTACAGGAGTAACAGGAGTCACAGGAGTAACAGGAGTTACAGTAGTCACAGGAGTAACAGGAGTTACAGAAGTTACAGAAGTTATTCATAGTCCTCTCTCTCCCTCTCTTCCGAAAATATATTCTGCTTCATCAATTAAATCTTCTGGTTGTGTTTCAGTTTTCATATCAATTTCTCCCCTGCTAGTTTGTCTAATTCTTTAAAAAACCATAATCTTTGAACATTATAACCTCTTAATGATTCTGCATTTATAGGAGAGTTTATTCTATCTTTCAATTCCTTAATAAATTCTTTGACGTCATTTAAGTCTAAATAATCATTATTCTTTTTATTTGCATCCCACCCGATAGAAATCTTTTTATGTTGTATTTTATCACTTAATGTCATTTTTATCCTCCAGTAAACTTTTAAATTGATTTTGTCTAGTTGCCATGTGAATATCTAATGTGTCTATATTCATTTCTGTATCTTTATTAACTTTCATGCCAACTATCCTTTTATGAACTGACGGAAACATCCTTACAATAATTTCTCTAATTATAAACTTTGTTAATTTAAACATGGCTCTAATAATCAATGGTACGTAAAGGTTATATATCTTTTCTCTTAGGGCTGATTCATCATATTTTTCTTTCCATTGATTTATTTTGGTTTTAAAGTTATTTTTATTTTTGAAAAAATTCTTATCTTTTACTCCGATTCCAACTACTGTTATTGGATTAAATTCGTCAGCACCATAAGAGGTAACATATATTGAATCGAAATCTTTTAACAAACTTTCAAATGCCTTCTCTGTGTACCTAAAATAATCATAAGGATAATCATGAATTGGAAATTTAAAGACCGAAGTAATTATGCAAATTCCCTTATCTTTTAAAACTCTATGCAATTCTTTCATTGCTTTTCTTGGATATTCTGTATGTTCTAATGTGTCACAACAAATTGATGTACTGATGCTTTTGTTTTTTAGAGGAATCTTTTGGTAGTTCATAACTTTGTCAACGCCAATTCCTTTCCGCATATCAGTTCCAACATATTTTATTCCTTCAAACATCGACCTTAAATCTGCAATGTGCTCTTGTCCCTTAACTTGAAAGGAACCAAATTCATATATTGGTCCTTTTATTGGTAGAGTATTGCTGCATATTTTTATAAATTCGTTTATTGAGTATTGCATTATAATTTCTCCTCCGTTACTGAATCTGTGGCAAGTGCGTTGTTAATTATTTTTATTTCATTATGACCTCTAAAAATATAACCCCAATAAAATCCCATTACTATTCCAATAAGTAACCCTATAAAATATCCCATTATGATTTTTCCTCACTTTCTGTGGCAAATGCGTCTCCAAACTCTTCATCCATAATCATACAAACATCTTCCCACATTAAATTCTTAGGGTCTAATTTAAATTCACTATCTTTTATTCTTTCTTTAACTCTATTAATAGATTGTTTAACATCTTCAACATCAATAGATGGATATTCACTTTGAGGATATTCACAACTTTGAATTATCTTATCACTTAGTGTCATTTCTTTCCCCCTTGAGTTTCCCCTTTCGTAGAGAGTGCGTTGTTTATCGGTACATCTTTAAACTTCCCCATTGATAAAAGGTATTCTCTAACTCCACCGTAGTGGGTTACTAATTGCATATGCTCTTCTTCTGTTCTATCTTTTACTTCTTTATTTATAATGTCATTTACACAATCTCCAAATGCACACCCAACACAAGAAATATCTTCATCATCATAAATAAACCCATATTTATTTTTTGGTGTTTCATCACCATCTTTTCTGCATTTACTACATAGTCCTACAATTTTAACACCAATTATCTTAATTCCCATTATGATTTCTCCTCCAGTGCTGACTTCCTATGTGCTTCGAATACCAACTCCTCTAATCTTTTTATTTCTTCTTTTAATGTTGGATGTCCAGACATTATAAAAATATAACCAGACATCCAACTTATTATTCCTTCTATTTCTGCTTGACGTTCTTCCATTATACTTCAACCTCGACATCTAAGTTTAATATTTTGTTTTCTAATTTCTCTAATCTATTATCAAGTCCTTCAAATGCTTTAAACATTTCATCATATGTTTGAAAATCATCTTTGTCTCCTATCATTTTCCATCCCCCGTTACCGAATCTGTGGCAAAGGCGTTGTTTTTCTTTAAATAAATCCAACCAACTTGAAAACCACTTTGTGGAAAAGTGTTTGGTGTTTCTATCGGAACTATTTCTTTAATTTCAAATCCATGTTCTTTTATATCTCTCATTCTTGCTTTAAGCCATATATGATTTACTGTCGCCAAAAATACTACATTATCTGCTAGTTTCATTGAGTGTTGTAAAAACTTTCTAAATTTACTAAAAGGTGGATTAGTAATTATCCAATCAAACTTATCATCACAATCGAAAAAATCTAAATCTTCTTTTATTTCACACCAGTAAGTATCTATTAATCCAAATTCTTTAAATGCCTGTAAAAAATTACCATCACCTTTACATGGCTCTAACACTCTCCCATGTGGTTTAAAATAATTAACTAATTTTTTACAATCTTCTAATGGTGTTTGCACACAATCATTTCCACCTTTTGGTATTAATTGTTTACCCATTTTTACTCCCAACAGCGTGATTTCCCTGCACTGCGTCTTCTTTATCTGAACATGGTAGACATAGATAACCTCTTCTTCCACAAATTTGATTATCTCTATTGCTAAAGAATCTTTTGTTAATTATTTTTCCACAACCTTTCATTTTCCCCATTTTACCCACTTCATTTTATTTGTATCTCTGTCCTTATATTCCCAACTCCAATTACGACTCTCTTCTGGATTATCACCAGTATTTGATAACCATAAGTCTTGCTTTAACCCATCCTCAAATTTAACTTCTAATATTCTAGAAAACCCGTTGTCATCATTCATAACTATTCCAATATCCCCCCTAGGATTCATCATTCTTTTTCCTACCCAATTACTCATTTTCCACATCCAACAGCGAGTACCCCTCTAATGCGTTGTGTTTGATAAATTCTTTTGTTTGTAAAAAAACTTGTGATATTACTAATATCAATACTGTTAAAGTTATTGCACCAAGTTCCATATAATAATAATTCATTCTTTCTTCACCTCGTTTGATTCTGAAAGAGCGTCTTGCTTTAATTGTATAACCTCTTCTCTCATTTGAACTAAAGAACTCCTTATATCTTCATAATTTCTCTTAAGGCTTGTTAAAAGAATAAACTCTCTTGTTAACTTCATCATTTCTTTAATCATTATTTCTTTTTTCATTCTTTCACCTCGGCGTCATTTCCCTGTTTCACGCCATTTTGTGAACTTAAATCTTTGTAATTACAATTATCACAAGTATCGCTTAGATTCATTTGTTCATCGCAATTTGGACATTTAATTAAACTTTGTGTTTGGTTAATATCATCTTTTTTGTTTTTCATATATAAAATTATATTAGCTTCTTTATATACTTATAGGTGTTGTAGTATATAGGTTTATTGGTGTGAATTATGGTGTGAGTTGTCATTATGATTTAATGAAACAGACAATATCTATTTTTTATTTTATAAAAATAGACTAAAAATAGATATTGAAAAAATAAGCAATTATTATATATTATTATATATTATTAAATGAAATTATATATTATGACAGGAATGTGTGGTTTTTACCATATCTATTTTTAGTCTATTTTTAACGATTTAAAAATAGGGAATTAACCTTATTAACCCGTAAGACCATTAAATCTATGGTTTTTAAAAACCTATTTTTAGATTCGTGAATTTTGCTTGGGGTAAAAATTTTTTTGGAGGAAACGATTTTTTAAAAATAAAAAATAGATATGGTTTTTTTCATTTAAAATTAATGACAGAATTTTTTAAGAGGAAAAATGGAATATTTTATGGTAGAAAAAACTATAAGAATATGTATTTATTTTTTTTATTTTTTTTTTGATTTTTTATTAATACACTACAATAACAACAGATGAATAGTGACTGATACAAACATCAGTCCACTCGCTAAAAAGCGCTTAGAAGGGCTTACAATTGATAAATAATATTATTTATTTTACTACCTTTATAAACTCTAAACATTATTAATTATTAATATAATGGAGTTTGATATAATAAAACAAATTGATGAACACCTTGAAAAGAAAGAGTGGGTAAGTAAAGAGCGAGATTACTTTCATGTTTCTGAATTAGGTAAAGCACCTTGGATAATCTATAATAATATTAAGAATCCAAAGGCAAAGAAATTCACTCCGAGAGTTAAGAGAGTTCTGGATTTAGGTAATTCTGTTCACGAGTTGCTTAACAAATATTTAGTTGAAATGGGAATCCTCATATCCTCAGAGATAACAGCTGTAGAGAATGAGTTGTTTCATGGAAGAGCAGATTGTATAATTAAATGTCCGGATGCAGACCCGAAAGAAGGAAACCTCTACGTACTAGAGATAAAGAGTTGTAGTCAATGGGTATTTAATTCTTTGAAGGATGCTAGTGCTGAATATCAATCCCAATTACAATTTTATATGTATTATCTTGGGATACCGCGAGGAATGATTTTATATATGAATAAAGACAATTGTAACCTTAAACAATTTAATTACGAGTTAGATGTTGTATTTGTTGAATCTAAGATTAAAGACTTCAAAGAGTTAAAAGAGAAGATAGTTAATAATATAGAGCCACCAAAAGAATGTTCTTGTGGAGATTCATGGTGTGAGATATGTGGAGCTAAAAGTAGGAGTATGGATAAAAGTAGGTTGGTGGATTATGACTAGAGATATTCCTAAAGGATTTAAACGAGGTATATGTGAATGTGGTAATGATTATGCCTATTTTGGTATAGATATGGGATTATGTGTGAAGTGTATTGATAAACTGGAGGTAGAGGATGACAAGAAATAGAGTTTGTCAAAAAAGAGAAGGAATGAGTGTAAGCTTACGACCGGACCAGATAACATGGATAAGGAGAAACCGAGAATGGTTTAATTTGAGTAAATGGTTACAAGTGGCATTAGACGGAACAATCAATCAAATAAATAAAATGGAGGTAAAACAATGAGTGAAAGTAAAATAAATTATAATGGTGGTATAGGATTCTTCGGATTTCTTACTCTTTTATTTATAGCATTTAAAATAACAAGTGTTATTGACTGGTCTTGGTGGTGGGTATTGAGTCCTATACTAATACCGTGGGCTATAATTATAGCGGTGATTATAGTAGTGATAATAGTTGCTGCAATCATTTCACTAATAGAATCAAGATGGTAAAAACAAAATGTGAAGTATATTCCAGAGTGTGTGGTTATTTAAGACCAGTAAACACATGGAATGAAGGAAAGCAAGAAGAGTGGAAAGATAGAAAGGTATTTAGTAAAGATTCAAAGGAGGTAAAAGAGATGAAAAAAGAACACGGACAAAAAGACGGAAGTAAAAAAGGTAAGTTAGCCGGTGGACTAAGACAGAATCAAACAGATGACTGTAGAAATCCAGAGGTTAAGGCAGAACGAGAACAAGAGGAATAATCCTCTTGTATATTAATAAATTAAATAATAGGAGGATAAAATAATGACAACAAGAGAACTAACAAAAGAAGAAAAGAGCTTCATGGAGAAGCAAATAGCTAGAATGGACTTTGAAACAAAAGGAGCAATGTATATGATTAAATATTGTGACTTAATGTTAGATGAAGGTTTACAAGTAAACTTTGATAGGCAGAGGAAAGAGTTTGAAGCACAAAAGACAGAAGCAGTAAATGCTATTGAATTAAACAAGAATACAATAGTTGAATTGAATAAGCAGATAGAGAATGGCGTAGAAGTTAAAGAGGTAGTAGATGAAGACGCTGAGTAGAAATATAAAGAGGAATTAAATTATAGGAGGTAAAACAAAAATGGCAGACCAAATAGGAATAATAAGAAAAGCAACAGCTGATGAGAAGAAGGATTTTGTAGAGATAGGTACACCTGGAACTCTGAATATGTTCTTAAAAGAAGTTTCAAAGAAACAACAACAATTTCAAAAACTATTCAAGCCGTATGATGCAGCTTGTGCAAGAAATGATTTTGAATTAGAGTTAGATAGAGTATCGGACGAGATGAGATTTAATCCAGATTCAAAGGTAAGTATATTTAATAAAATAAACTTAGATAAATATGGAGAAGATGATATATTTGACTTTATAGATGAAACACCAGTTGTAGAAGATAAACTAATCGACAATATGCGACAAAGTGTAAAGGTTGGTGTTTATAGAAATTATAAATGTAAGAAGAGAGGTCATGGATTTAGTATATTCGTTCCAATCGAAGAGATGAATAAAAAAGAAGAAGCTAAACCCGTTAAGAAAGAATAACTTTTTATTTTACGCAGAACCATTCGGCTTAAAGGAATGGTGAGGGCCAATAGTATAGTGGGAATATACTTCCCTTGCACGGAAGAGCCACGAGTTCGATTCTCGTTTGGTCCATAAATGAATGAAAGAGAAAGAGACGACTACAGAGTAAAATTATCATATGCATTACCAATAGTATTAGCTAACGAAGATAGATTTAGTGGTTTCTCAAATGAAATAGCCATATATAAGAATAGATTTTGTGTAGTTGAAGGAAGAATAATTCCAGATGATTTTATTACTAGATTAATTTCTGCATATGTAGATAAACAACAAGCACAAGCCGAGAAATTAAGAGAAGAATCAAAAGAGTTTACAAGAAAAAGAAAAGCTAATTTAGAATTAATGGCCGAAGAGGAAAAACATCATGGTAAATAAAAAGGAAGAGAGTAAAGGATTAAGACCATCTGAAATGGACGAATTACTAGAACTTAATGTAACTGACGAGATTATAGATAAAGTAAAAGATAATATTGGAAAGACGGTAGATGATAAATTAAACGAATCAATCTCATCAGAAAGACTTCGTAGAATAATAAGGAATAATCCTAAAATACAAGAAGCTCTTGCACAAGATATGACCCCTAAACAAATTATGAATGTTATTAATACAGAAATAACAGACACTGATATACATACACTTACTGAAGAGGATATATCAATTAATACAAACAAATTAATGAATATGATAATGGGATATTTAGATAATCCAGATTTGGATGATGATAAGAAGATTAAAGTTGCTGAAAGATTTATAGGAAAGTTAGCTGACTTAAAGAAATCATTCTATCCAGCTACTCAAAGAAATCTTAATGTTAATGTTGAAGTGTTTAAAGATAAAATAAATACTTGGCGTCAAGAAAGAGAGAAAATGTATATGTTAGTAGGCGCTGATAATAATGACAAACAAATCGAACTTAAAAAGGAAGAGTGAGATTGTAGACTTTTGTCAATGTTGGTTTAATTTTACTCCTTATCCTTATCAAGAGAAATTTCTTAATGCTTGTATGACTAATAAACGAGTTACAGGATTATGGTGTAGACAGAGCGGTAAGTCATTTAACCTATCTGCATATTTAACTTTTAGAGCAATTACAGAATGTATAACTATTGTTATTGCATCACCAACACAGAATCAGTCTGATGAATTATATGAGAAGATAAGAGAGTTTGTTGTTGGTAATCCATTATTACATGACCTTATAATAAAGGATACTGCTAGAGAACTTAAACTTGCAACTGGTAGTAGAATATTAAGTTTACCGGAAGGTAATGAGGGTAGAAGTATGAGAGGATATACAGCCGACATTGTAGTATTAGAGGAAGCTGGTGTTATTGGGGATAAGGTTGTTAGTCAAGTAGTTATTCCAATGATTGCATCAAAGCCAAATGGTCAAGTAATTAAAATAGGTACACCATTAGGGAAGAATCATTTTTATAGGAGTTGTTATGATAAAGAATCCGAGTATGTATTAGTTAAGGTGGATTGGAGAGAGGTTGTTGAGGTTGGACAATATAGTAAAGAGTTTATTAAAGAACAGAAACGTGATTTGTTAGATATAGAATTTAGACAGGAGTATGAAGCCGAGTTTGTTGAGGATGAGAATGCTTTCTTTGAATATAGTTTAGTTAAGCAATCACAGGAGGGCTATCAGTACCTTATAATATGATACAATTTAATTACCATCCAGATAAAATTCCAAAAGCAATTTATACTCTTGGAATTGACCCCGCCACGAGTGGAAATGATGAAGCCGGATTTGTAATACTCCAAAAGAAGATGACAGGAGACGGGCAAATAAAAGTTGTTTATACTCATACCATTGATAAGTGTAATACTATTGAACTAACTCAGTTTGCTTTATATCTACACTCTAAATTTAACTTTGATAAGATATATCCTGACGTTACCGGACTGGGTGAGGGTGTTGGTGATATGTTAGTTGAAGAATTAGGTAATATAGTAGAGCCAATTAAGTTTACACAAGAAAGTAAAACAGAAATGTTTGAAAATTTAAGACTTCTTATGCAAGAGAAGAAATTAATTTATTCTGATTTAGATAGGAAGCTTATAAAACAATTATTATCAATCAAATTTGAATTTACAGGACAAAGGAGTTCAAGAATAGAAAATGTTCAAAAGAAAAGGATATTTCATGATTCAAGAGAGCATGATGACTTGGTTTGTGCCCTTGCATTATCTGCTTTATTCTTTAGTAGAAGGGAAATGCCTACTGCCAGAGGGTATACAATAGGAAGATAGATAATATAATATTTATTATTACCTTTTTAAATAAACAACCATAATTTATAATATATAAAATGAAGTTCTCTAACCCCTTCAAACAATCCCCACAGATTAAAGAGTCAGTTTTTGTTTTTGAGCAAAGTACTGAAGGTAATGATATATCTTTTAAAAGTTCATCTACTTCTCAGTTAGACGAAAAATATAAAACTAATATTACTAAAAAATTAGGTGATGTTCATCCATTCGACTTTGCAGAGATGGCATTGATAAATGATAATTTTGGTGTCGTGTCTGCAATTACTGATAAGATTATAGATTTTGTTATTGGTCCAGGAATCTTTATAGAGTGTGAAGATGCGGCTGGTAAAAAGATATTAAATGATTGGATTGAGGATACAGATTTAACCACTACTCTTAAACCATGGCTTAGAGAAGCAATAGTAAAAGGTAATGGATTTATGGAAGTTGCAGGAGTTAATAAAGAGAATGTTGGAATACGATTAAAGAATATAAATGCAAATACTATGTATGTCAAGCGAAATGATAAAGGTAAAATAAAAGAATATAATCAATACCTTGGAAATAAATCTTCAATAAGAGAGGATGATATTATAACATTTACACCCGACGAAATAATGCACTATCCACTGAATAAAGGTGCAGATTGCTCTTATGGGCTTGGAAGAATATTTCCAGCTAAACAAATTATTATGAATTTTTTAAGTACTCAAAAATCTTTACATAGATTAGTAAAAAGAAAGAGTTCTAATCCAGTTCATGTTAAAATGGGTGATATTGCTACTAAAGACTACCCAAAACAAGCGGATATTGATGCCTTTAGTAAGTCTTTACAATTTATGGATGATAGAACTGAGTGGGTAACTGGTCCAAATATAGATATAAAAGGAGTTGATTTTGGTAATTTCGGAGATAAATTTGATACTGTTTTAGACAATGACTATCAATTATTATCAACAGCATTCCAAGTTCCAGAAGTATTATTAGGAAAAGGCTCTGTACCTGAAGGATTAGCAGAAGTTCAGATGGATGGATTTGAAAGAATGATTAAATCTTTACAGGATGATATTGATACCTTATTAGAAACAAAAGTATTAATACAAGTTTTAAAGAAAAATAAAAAAGATGTTAAATTTAATATTAAATGGGGGGAACAAAGCTTTGATAACAAATTAGAACTCATAACTAAGTTATCAGAGATGATTAAGAATCCATTATTAAGTAATGTATTAAGACTTGAATTGGAAAAACAAATGTCAGGTATTATGGGGCTAGAGATTGAGAAACAATTAGAAGATGAAGCAAAAATGAAAGAGGAAATGCAGAAAGCAGAAAGAGAAAGAGAGGAAGCCGAGCCTTTACCAAAAGTTCCAGGACAAGATTCTAGGGAATCAGTTAAGGGTGCATATAAAGAGTTAGTTGTAGGTAATACTTGTAATCATTGTAATACAAATAATATAAAAGAGGGTGCGGATATAACAATTAAAGAGTGGGTTGATTTTAATCTTGATGATTTAGAGGAAAATATTGTTTCGGTAATTGCTAGAGATGAATTTAAACAATTAAGAGCCATTACACAAACTGAAATTGCTGCAGGTTATTTAAATAAGCGAGATATTGAGAAATTAAGAGAAGTAATGTCAGAAGGCTTTTCAAAGAACTTATCAATTAAGCAAATTGAAAAGAAATTAACTGAAGATGTAAAGATAAGAGATTTATATGCTCATACTAAAACATCCGTTGATAAAGAAAAAATAATAATAGGGAAAAAAGCTAGAACAAGTGCTATTGCTAGAACAGAAACTGTTAGATTAGCAAATATTGGAGCATTGGATAGTTATAAAAATAAACAAGTAGAAAATGTACGAGTTGTTGCCGCTCTTTCAGATAGAACATGTGCAATATGTGAAGCAGAGAATGGAAATATATATCCAATTGATGAGGCTTATGGAATAATTCCTTTTCATGTAAATTGTAGGTGTACTACATCTCCGGTGGTGGCATTATAATGGGAGAAAGACCGGAATGTCAGAATGAAGGATGCGTAGAAGGTGCATTAGTTCAAGCATATGGAAAACTTATGTGTGGTACATGCTTTATGAAAATTCAAAATAAAATAAATAATTCTGCATTAGAATTATTAAAGGATTAATATGGAAGAGCTTAATACAATAGATGATATAGAAGTTCAAGATATAGCAAATAAAGCTGAACTTATTGAAGAGCGTGTTACTTCTAAAACAAGTATAACTTCAAGTTATAAAGAAATAGAAATTAGTTTAAACACACTTACCTCTGGAGAAGCAGAATTTATTTCACCTAAAATTAGTGGAATGCTTGAATGTGTTATAATACAAAGAGTAGATACTACTATTGTTGACCCACTACAAATAAAAGTTGGAATGGTTAACGAGGGTATTGAAATTTTAGATATTCCACAATTTATAAAAACAAAATACTTACCAGTTAGAATAGAAACTGTATATAAAACAGCTAAAGGTGTTTCAGAATATAATGTCGCACGTTATTGTATGAATGGACCATTATACTTTTACATTAATGGAGCAAAAGAAAGTTCTGTTAAGTTTATAGTGAGATATAAGAAATGATAATCAGGTGTCCTCATTGTGGTCAAGAACATATTGTTAGTAATCAAACTACCGACTTTGTTTGTACTTGTAAAACAGGAGAAGAATCGTTAGACAATGAAAGTGTGGTTGTTACTGGTAATTGGGAGGATTATACAGGAAGTGGAACAGTAAAAACTCCATTGCAAGCAGGACAGGCAAATATATTACAGGATAGCTTAGAATCAATACAAGCAAGATTACATTTAGGAGAAAAAAATATAATGGGAGACAATAAATCAACTAATAGACTGCGACAACGTGAGGAATACTTTGAGATTAAATAATATAATATTTATTATTATGTTTATAAATAAACTCTAATTAAAATCTATATAATGGAAACAAAAATACAAAAAAATAAACTTGATGAAGACGGCAATATAATTATAGCCGAAAATGTTAAAGTTATTTTTAATGCAGAAATACAACCATTGAGTTCTATTGAGTTTAAAGACAATGAGTAAAAAAATTAATGTAAATGGTATTGCAATAAGAGAAGGTGTAAGTTTAAATGGAGTTTTATATTCTAAGGAAGAGCTTTCAAAATTTGCAAATACACTTACTGACAAACCAATTCTTAAAGACCATAAAAGTGAAGTTGATTCAACTGTTGGTTTAGTTACTACTTCTGAAACGTTAGATAACGGGTCTTCTGTAAGTTATTCTGGCTGGGTAAAAGAGGATGTTACTAAAGTCGTAGAGAAAATAGAAGATGGAAGAATTAAGGAAGTATCTATTGGAGCAATTGTTGGTAGATTAGTAAAAGAAAGCGAAGATAGTGATGTTATGATAGCAAAAGATATTCATGCAATGGAATTAAGTTTAACCCCAACTCCTGGAGTAAAAGGTACTTCTATTGCTCAATCATTTAAGATTGATGAATCAACAGGAAAACAAATACAAAAAAATACTATAATTGAAGCATTTAAATCAGTAGATGCAGAAATAGAAGAAGATATTTTAGACATTACACAAGAGGATTCTAAAAAAGAAGAATCCAAATCACAATCATCTGACTATTCAGATAAGGAATTAAATTATAGGAGGTTAAAAAATATGACAGAAGGAAAAGAAAACGTTGCTGAATCTAATGTAACTCAAGAAGAATTCGATGCACTTAAAACAGAATTTAAGACTTTGAAAGAGGAACGATTCAACGAACTAGCCAGCAAATACTCAAAGTTATGTGAGAAGCTAAAAATTACTGAAAAGAAAGGATTAGCATTTGACGCACTAAAGGTTATTACTGAATCACTAGAAGAAGTTGATGAACAACCAGCTGAAGAGGTTAAAGAGGAAGAAGTTGCTGAGGAAGCTGAAGAAGTTTCGAAAGAGGCAGAAGCAGAAGAACCAGAAGCTGAAGAGGAATCAAAAGAAGCAGAGGAATCAGAAGATAACGAACCCGACACGAAGTCTGAAGTTGCTGTTGAGGATGCAGAAGAGTCACTTGACTCTAAGTACACAATAGAATCAGCAGATAAGGTAGGAATGTCATTCTACAAGAAATAAAATGGCTACACAATTAAGTAACCCATTAGGTGCTATACAAGTCCTAGATTTCGGTGCTCCAAAAGTAATAACAGCATACGCAAGAGAAATCATCTCAGGCGGTGCTTTGGTTTATGCTAGTGGTGTCCCAGATGTAGTAAGTTCAGGTCTAAATACGTTTGTTTCAAGTGATGTAACAATTGCAGGTGGTGCAAGTGGTGCTCAATTCTTAGGAATGGCTCTACAAGATACTGCTTCAGGTGCAGCATGTTCAGTAGCTGTTGATGGTGTA